TGAATGTTCTGCTGTGTTTCCATGTACTGCCGTTCTCTTTCATCTTCATCGTAGCCATAAGCGTCAGAGTCTGCTATCTGTTGATTCACCCAAGCAGTATGCTCTCGAATGTCCGGAGGATCATACCAACCACCGATTCCTTGGTATCCTCCGTATCTTTCTGGGTCCATTTGCGGATCCCTGTCCCAATACTGGTCATCTTCTCCGTAATCATCTCTGCCATAATTGAGCAATGGGTTGCTCCAATACTGTTCTTCATCTCCAGGAAAACCACCCTCCCACAAACCGACAATGCCACCTTCAGCCATCTGATAACCGGATCGAGCTGGGCTTTTCATGGCGTTTATCCATGCCTTTTTTTCCATGTAGTCGGGAGGCGCTCGGTATTCCCATTGTCTTGTTTCTGCGTTCCATCTTCTGTTTCTGCTTTTTTGTGGGCTGTATTCGTCTGAAAAGTTTCCAAATTGCTCCTCAAGTTCACCGCTAAATTCCCCAAATGGCGCCGTTCTTTGTCGCCAGCTTAACTTCATTGGGTCTAAAGTGACCCACTGATCTTCTTGAATTTCAGGAGGCAGTGCATAACCTGTTTCGTCAATTGGAGCCTCGGCAGCAATCGCCCCTCTTTCAAGTAGCGGTTCTTCCTGGACTCCGGTAAAAAAAGGCATTGCCATTCCCGGACCTGTGGCAGCACTCCTTTCACGCAAATCTCTGGCATTTTGAAGAAGGTCGCTGATGCCTCCGGTAATTTTTCCGAACACATCGCCTCCGAGAATATCTCTTGCCGCTGTGTCTGAGCCTGCATCTACAGCCTCTGCAAATTGATCCAGTTGGGCATCTGATGGAGGCTGTGCCATGCCTATGGTGTCAGCAACATTTACTCTGCCCAGAGTTTCAGCGATACCAGAACCAAAACCACGGAATCTTTTTTTAAGCCTTTCAAGCCTTAATCCTCTAAGCGCCTGGTTGATCTGTGTTTTTCTCTGGCTGTTTTCTCCGCTAAATCCTAATGATCTTTTTTCTTCTTTCAGTTCCTGTATCTGTTGGTTGTAATCATCCAGCTCCCAATCGTCTGTATCGAAACCGGAACTGAGAGAGCCACCCATTCTCAGATTGACAATGCCTCTGTCGTAATAGTTTTGAGTGTCTTGAAGTTGCAATAGCTTATCAATCCCACCGGGAGTGGGGGTAATGCCTAATTGTTCAATGAGCTCTACTTTCATTTTCGCATCACACTTGGTTGCGAAGACCCCATAAGCCGAGCATCTTCATAGTATTATGTTTTTTAACCTACAAATCAATTGATATCGCCCCATTGGTACTGATTGACAGTGTGCCAACAGCCCCGGTTGCGCTCAATCCGTTGTCAGATCCTGAGTAAATATCGTTCCACTTGGCGCCATCGTAGACCTGCAAGCTCTTGGCATTGAGGTTCCAGATGACATCGCCGGCATTGAACTTGTTCTGGTTCATGGTGGTCAGCGTGTATTGGGGCGTTTCCGTGGGGTCAAAAGAACCCAGGTTCAGCTGTAAAATGCGGATCATCCTGTTGTAAAGATCAGGAGAAACTTCTGTCAAAGCATTTGGAAGCTGTGTTTCAAGCAATCTGGCCATCAACGCCTGCCATTAATCTTGATATCCATGCGTGTTGCGCCGACCCGAAACCCAAGCCCTGAACGAAGGCCTGAAGAGTTGTCGTCATCGGATTCAAACCGCAGAACCATCTGGCGTCCTCGTGCTCTTGTGTTTATTTTGGTGGTTGAAGATGTTATCGATGTCGTGGAAGATGTGCTTAAACTTTCTGCCGGCCAGTTGCGCTTCTTCAGCACCACATTCATAGCCGCATTTGCATTCGATCCGGTGAATTTTATGTCCGGGATAATCCGATTGACAAAGCTGAACTGTTCGCCTTCTTCAATATCGAGGCTACTCGATTCTACATAAACATTGTCCATGGGCGAACCATCTGCGTCGTAACCCGTTTCTTGTTTGTAAAGGTAGTTGTTGGTGTCGGTCCCGGTAGCCCTCGGATAATCCTCGATCCCCTCGTCAAGCCACGCATGTCGTTCTAGTTGGCCGATTGACCAGGTGTTGTCAACGTAGTTGTAAATGACATATCTGTCTATCTCGGTTGAACTGCTTGATGGATAAAACCAACCCACTTCATCAAAGGACTTGTTTAAAAAACCGAATACTTTATAGGCCTGTGTAAGATTGATGTCGTTAAATACATAATAATGAACCGAAGAAGGGACTGAAGCAACTGACCCGTTATAAGAATAGAATCCTTTGAGATCCATCCAGAATATTCCTTGAGGCGAGTTAATGGCAGCATTAGGGCCGATAAGCCCCACCCCTTCATTAATAAGATTGTTGCTGAAAGTGTAAGGAGATCCCACAAACGCCATGGAATAAAGCGCTGTGTCTGTCCATACCAGAGTTTCCTGACGCGCTCTTATCGCACCAACGATCAAAGAGCCTGAAGAAAGCCTAAAGGATCCGGCTGTGTTGGTAAGTTTTGGCTCCCATTCGGGTGCATTTTCCTGATCACACCAACAGATAAACATGGGATCGATTGATCCCGTCCTGGCGGTTCCCCCATCATTCAAGGGATCTGCGCCAAAACAAATGATATGGCGGTCAATGTCGCTGACCAGAATCTGAAACGCCTTGGTTGGCGGAAGATTTGCCCCTGACAAATCAGAAAATGAAACAGCTCTGGTGCTTAAACCATTGGTGTTATCCCAATAATAAATGCCGCCTGCGCGTGGATTCATTACCTCGTCTTCGCCAAAATTATCGTGAGTCCATGTACGCAACTGATTGGTGTCTGAAATTGTGGCAATAGAACCCCAACCACCATCCCCCCATGCATTGGCTCCCCATCCAGAAGAAGGAACATACACATCCAGTCCTACATTGATCTGATAAGCACCCACTACACTGGATCCACCATTGCCGCTGTCACTGCTATTTGCGGTAACTGTGTCCCCATCTGTGTCCTTGGCCTCAACGGTATAACTATTGGTATTGACAATGGTAGCTATCTGGTATTCCTGGTTTAATACATCGGCTGTAATTAAACCACCTAGAGTAGCGGCACCACTAAAAGTAACGAAATCATTTTTTACTGCGCCATGCGAAGCATCTGTAACAGTAAGGGTTGCATCGCCATTGGTGGCGGAAAACGTTACATCACCAGCAGATGTGGTGACCCGGATTGGGGTCACGTCATTAAAAGCGTTTCCGGACTCTATGTAATATTTGTAAGTTGTTCCCACTCCCAAAAGTTTGGTGGCGGCTAAATTGACCCAGCCATGAAGCGCCCTGCCGGTCCCCAAGTAAGTATTTACGGTGGCCTTTTCCCAGCCGCCTATTTTCTCCGGCAAGCCTTTGCGAAAGCGTATCAGGTTGGCATCATACCAACCGCCTTCGTTGCTGTAATCGGTTCCTTCCCGGTTGATTCCTGGTCTGAGAATGTATTTTGCTAATGACATTTATTTGGTGTCCTCTTCTTCTTCATCCATTTCCCTATAGTAACCTACAATATGGAGGATTTGCTCTAAATACCTGGTCACTTCACCCATAGTCATGGATAAGTTCTCATAGCCCTGGGAAGTCAGTCCGTAGTACGCGACCCTTGGCTCTTCTCCTGCTTCCAGGTTCTCAAGATACTGTTGCATTATATCAGGAGAAAGTATCCGCCATTCTATTCCTGAAGACTCAATCGGTTCAGGCAATGGTGGATGGTAAATCGGTGCGGTTCTAGCGACTGTTATAATTTCTACAGGCTTTGTCTCTGGAACCATTGTCTGTGCTTTCCTTTCTCCAAAAAGAGAAAACGAGGTGCAGCCACTAATTGACAACAGTATTAGTAGTATCAACAGCTTCTTCATTAAACTGATCCGGATTGGTTATTACATTTAAATTTTCCAACACTCTGGCAGATGCTTTATTGATCTTGCCCTCCAATAATGCAGGCTTGGCTAATGCCATGCCTTCCAGATTGTGATTGGCAAACTTATTTCTCAAATTTGTTACCTGTGCCTGTGATTCGCTATAG